TAAATCCAGTGCTGATATTAAGAACCCGGCTATCCGGGATGAGATGAACAACAACTGGTCGTCCGTTATTGCGCCGATTATCTTCGAAGGCGGTCGTTCTATCTGTCTGGGGACCCGCTTCCACCCCCTGGATATCCATAAAACCATGTTTATCCCTGCTAAAGGATGGAAACAGGTGACTCAGGAAGCTATTACATACGATAACAAGGGGGAACCCGTCAGTTACTGGCCTGAACAGTGGTCCGCTGACTATCTACTTGGTCAAAAAGAGCTAGACCCCGTGGCTTTTGCGTATCAGTACCAGCAACAGCCCGTGATGACCTCTGATTTGGTCGTTTCGCCCGATTTGCTCGTTAAAGGAGAGGTTGTTACTGAATTCGACAGCCTTGCAGTCGGTATTGACCTCTCCGCGAGCAAAAATGAGACCAGCGATTACACGGCCTTCGTTTTAGGGGGTCGTTTAAAAGATAAATACTACATAATTGACGCTCATCAGTGTCGTTCTATAGGAAACCTTGAAAAAATAGATCTTTTGTGCGATATGTTGCTTGAATGGGGCATTCTGACGCAACACGACGGGCAGTACATGCCTACGTACTCTACGGTTACCCTCGTAGTTGAATCAGTGGCATATCAAGCCTCCCTTGCGGCGGATTTACGAAGAGTTTTGATAAACGACAGGGATTTAGGTAATTTACATATCCACGAGGTCAAGGGATTTCGAGGGGACAAGATCGCGCGCTTCCGCGGAACTTTAGGTTTGCTAGAAAACAAGAAAATTACGTTCAATAAGTACCGGAAGTTCGATGCTTTGTTCGATCAGCTGATCAACGTCGGTGCCACAGCGCATGATGATCTTTTAGACGCTTACACTTGGTTGATTACTTTCCTGCAGCGTCGAGGGGAGTTTTCAATTGAGTACTGATTCTGCCCCCGTGGAAAATACTACAGTGCAAAAAGTTCTCGGCCCAGCCGAGCCTGATATGACGGGCAAAAAAGTATGGGTTGCTATAACGGCTCACAGTCCTTTAAGTCGTATAGACCCTTTAATTAACGTTGTTAGAGCTTATAACGCTTTTGTTTGCGATGTTTGCATACACGTTTATATAGATTACGCCTCCCAAGCTTGCGTTGAGGACTTATTAAAAATCCTAGAAACAGTCTCAACTAAGACTGTTGAGATAAAAGTCGCTTCTCCTGAATATGAAAATTGGTACCTTACTTGGGCTCACAAAACTGATTTAGCTCTCGCTGTTTTTAACCGTGCTGCAGACTTTTATATCTACCAAGAGAACGATATGGTTCTCCTTTGGGACAATTTTGTTTACTGGGCTCGCTGGAAGCCGCGTCTCGCTCAACTAGGTCTAGAGCCTGGTTTTGTTCGGTATGAAGTATTCGAGAATCAAAAAATAGCTTTTGATAATTACTATCCGTATTCTCTATCAAAAGAAACACCTAGTATCTGGGGATCTGTCGGGTTCACGGTACCCAAACTTTTAGTTGTTGATCGTGAAGTTCACTTTTTTGTTCAACTAGCTAATCCCTATTACGGGGCAATGATCCTCGATCAAAGTGATGCTGAAAGTTACATCCGTTCGGACAGTTTTGATCCGGAGAAAAGCTACGCCAAGGTTGGGATCCGAAATTGGCCCATCGCGGACCGTAGTTCGTTGGGGTTGACGTTTGAAAGTGTTCCTTCAGGGTATGAGCACAGACGTTGCGTTCCTGTGCGAAAAGAAAACGGAATGTACAAATTACACTCCAATGGCTTAATCAGACACGATGATCTCAAATATTCTCCAAAGTTAAAAGAACTTCACGGAAGTTTGTTAGACTGTGATTATCTGTTGAGTCTGGTTTAAAGTGGCTGGCGGAGGCGCTGCCTTTGTGACCGTCGGATACCAGCTCCAAGGAAGAATCTTGTATCAAACGCTCAGCAGAGGCGACGCTTACAGGCTCCGAAAGTTTATCGAGACTCACCGTGGAACGATTTTTTGGTTCAATCCTGCCTGAAAACGATGCTGTGCATCACCCTAAGCACTATACGCAAGGAGCTATCGAGTGCATTGATGCTTTGAAGGCTGCTTTAGGGGCGGAGGGGTTCAAAGCATATTGCCGCGGAGCCTGCCTAAAATACCTGTGGCGCACAGAGCATAAAAACGGGCTTGAAGATCTTGAAAAGTGTGCGTGGTATTTGAGCAAGTTAATCGAAGAGACGCGAGAATCGACTACACTACACTGAGAACTTTTTTTATTATGGATGTTCGAGCTTTTGGGGGATATTACGGCTTCAGTGCTTCCCTTCCTTACGCAAGCGGTTTTTTAGTTAACGCATCAGGAACTAACGTTAACTTTCCCGCATGCCGGGGAATTTATGTCGAAACTGCTAACAAGAGTCAGGATAAAACATTGGTTGTAACACTGGCTGACTCCCCAAATAGTCCTCTTACTTTTCAGCATATACGAACTGACGTTCACCTGCCTCTTTCAATTACCTCTATTAGCGGAATTAGCACCATCGATCACGTTTACGTGCTCTACTAATGGCTGAAATTGCTACCAAAAAAGATCCCGAAAAGTGGGCTCGCGCAAAAGCCCGAGCACGCAAGAAATTAGGCGGGCACAGCGCTCGTGCGATGCAGCTTGCGACTAAGTACTATAAAGAAGCGGGCGGACGTTACGAAGGTGCCAAATCTTCGTCTAATCGACTTTCTCGCTGGGGTAAAGAAGATTGGCAAACTCGTGAAGAGTATGAAGAGGAGTCTAAGTAATGGCCTCAAGCTATAGCAGCTCGGACTTAGTTAAGCTTTTTTCTGGCGGTAAAGATAGTTTCCGAGAAGATGTTCTCGATGAGACTACTTCTGAAAAGCTACTTGATCAGCTTTATGCGGATTCTTCAGATGGTATCGGACGTCTAGATTTATGGAGCCGCGTTTTGGATGCGACCAAGGATGATTTATTAAATCTTGCTTCAGCTTCGCGGAGGACTATATCGCCAACGCAAACATCTGACTCTTATCTGTGATGGCGGATTTAGCTCGAGAAAAAGGACGAACTGAGCGGTATCTGCCTAAAGCTGCTTGGGCTTCCTTGTCCCGTTCGGAACGCCGGGCTACCGACGAGGCCAAAAAACGAGCCACGCGTGGCGATAAACCTGTAAATACGCAGGTACCTAATACCGCTAAAGCTCGCGAAGCTCGGCGCCGCGCATCTGAGTATATTAGAAGGAAGACATCCTGAGGACATGCGCACTCCTTTTGGTCAAGCTGCGAACTTTTTTGGTCGTGCGTACGCTGATCAAGAAGAGGCTTCTTTAGCTCAAGATACTGAAGATAGTCGTTTTGATATATCCCCAGATTCTGATTTGAGGTTCGAGAATCCAAATATCGGTGCTGTCCCTCCTTCTTTAACTGGTCGTCCTTCGTCCGAAAGTTCCGCCAATAACTACGTTCGCGGTATGAAGGAATCTTTGCTGGAGACCGCTCGCGAGAAGCGTCGCCCTACCAACGGAAACCCTGCTTTCCGCGCCTCTGGCGGAGTTAACACCGCAGTTCAGCGCTAATATGCTGACAGCTTTCAGGCTGTCATGCTGTTTGATTGTTTTTTGTATTTTGATGAAAAAGAGCTTCTTGAGCTGCGCATAGAACTTTTAAAAGATATTGTAGATGGTTTTATAATTACAGATGGTGACCGAACGTTTAAAGGCGATCCTAAGCCTTTTACGTGCGTTGACACCATCAGAGAACTTGGATTACCGGAGGAAAAGATTCAGGTCCTCCACGTGGAGCTTCCGACACCCGAGGATATTCCTAATCCCTGGGCTCGGGAGTATGCGCAACGCGATGCGCTTGGGGTGGGTATGCGGATGACACCCCCTGACTCGGTGTTTTTCTTTAGCGACGTAGACGAAATCCCAAAACCGGAAGCTCTTCTTGAAGCTGTCGAACTGGCTAAGAAGAATCCTTCCCGTTGCGTGCGGCTCTCGATGCCGATGTTTTACGGTCGCGCAGATTTACGCGTAGTCAATCCGGAGGGCAGTCCTTACGAAGCTCCGAATAATTGGACTTGCGGAACAGTTGTTTTACACGAGCATCTAGATCAAACCCCTTCCCAGATCCGTCGTAACCCTAATGACACCGTGGTGGGGAACTGCGATGCTGGCTGGCACTTTAGTTGGATGGGTGATGCTGCTCGCATGAAGCGAAAAATTGCTTCATTCTCTCATTGTTATGACGTTATACCTAATGCAGTAGCTCCTGCTGATAGTCAGGAAATGCTTGACTTTATCGATTCGTATCGGGCAAAAGCTGGTGCCACGGATCCCTTGGGTCGTACTGACCATATTTTGGAGCCTTATCCGCACGAACTTTTACCGGAAAAATTGTTTAAACTTGAGAGAGTTAAGCAGTATTTGTTGCCGTGACTTCCGAGGTGCCGTCCGCTCAAACTGCGACTGCTGAGACGACAGAAACCCGTGTTCCCGGCATGCGTCAGCGTTTTGCCGGGTTGGGTTTGAAGAAAGCAGTTCAACGGGCAGGAACGACTCTTTCGAAACGAGAGGCGCAGGTAATTGCGAAGCAGAGCAATAAGTCCGTAGCCGAAGTTATGAGCGGCGCCGTTGATCAAGGCGTGGCTTTAGGTTCCAATCTTGTTAATAAATTCAATCGTGGGAAACTGGGTCCCAGTTTTTCAAACTCGCAGTATTTGTTAGGGGGGATGTTTAGGCCGCCGGCAACAACCGGTGTAGCTAAAGCTCTTCAGAACCTGCAACCTCTGCAAGGGGTCAGCATGCCTACAGGCAGTGTATACGCAGGAAGCACAGCTGTCACACGAGAAGGTCAGACCACTTTTAACCCGGTGGTCCTTCCGAAAGCTGTTTTAAAAGGAGCGATGATGAATATCTCCGGGGATTTGGGGTACAGTGCGCCTACCCAAAGCGGAACTTCTGGGGAAGCTGCGGCCACGGCTGCGTCTACTACTCCATCCGCACCGGCTCAGGCCAAACGAACCACTGCTAAGCAAAAGGCTAAAAAAATGATTCAAAAACGACAGGCAAAGCGGTCGCAAAAATGAAGACGGCGCTACTCGGGTTCTACCTTATTTAAAGTTTCATAGGATTTATAAACGACATGGCGGCTGATACTCTGGGCGTTCGTCAGCGGTTCACTGAGATCCTAGAAGCTTCTAGGACTCAAGACCGCTCGCGCCAAGCCGCCACCATGGTTGTGCTTGGGCACATTCAGCAGATGACACTGCTGATGATTAAGAAAGGCTTGTTTTTCTACTGTGAACAGGATACATACAGAGCTAGAACGCAGTTCCTTCAGGATCTTATTGATTTAAATAAACTTGATATCCGTTTTCCGGCGATTATTCGTAATTTCCTTATCGACGGCTGTGGGCTTTTCTATTTTCGACCAGACCCCAAACTTAAATATCAAATTTACTTTTTCACCAAAGATCAGTACCGGGTATATCACGATATTAACGGTAATATAGAAGAAGTTGTAATTATCTACAGCTACAAGGTTCGCAACACGACACTAGGTCTACCTTCCGATAGTTATGGGATGAACGAACGGTATGTTCGTATTTCCATTACTAATGATCGTATTGATGAATTCGAAGCTAATACAGAACTTAGTTTCGAGTTAGAGCCAGGGGCTGTCCTTACTCCTAAAAACAGCCGCCCCAATACTCTGGGGTTTATTCCAGCTGTTGAAGTTTTAAACAAACCAAACAGCAGCGGCACAGAGGGCGAAGGTGAGTTTGAGCCCTTCATGGAGCAAATTGTGCTTCATGATCAGATGATGCGCAACATTGCCAAGAACATCGAGTTCTTTGGTAATCCGACGCTCATCAGTTCGCGTCCACGTAGTGATCTGGTCGAAGCTGCGGATGAAGGACGTACATTCCGACCGACTATCAGTAGCCAAAGTGGTTTCGCTGGTCGGGACACACCGTCGACTCGGGTGTCGGAGCCTTTCGGTTCTGGCTCCACCCTGGGCGGCCTAAAAGTTCCTCGGGTTATTGCGAACATCGAACCCAATGACCGTGTGGGCTATATGACGCCCGACCCGGTTAACGGGGATATGAATCGTTACGCATTGTTGCTTCGTGAAGAAATTCGTACGGCATTAGGCGGTGTTGATGAGATTTCGATCTCAGCCGGTGCTACTGCAACAGAAATTAAAGGTTTGATGGGTCGCGCTCAAGCGACTGCTTTGCGGAAAAATAAAAGCTTTTTGACGTACGGTTTTTGTCGTTTGTTGGAAATGATCATCTTCCACCAGGAAGAGATCTTCCGTGAAAGCTTTATTGCGGTAACGGGGATGAAAGCCCCTAAACCTCCTAAAGAACAAACCGCGGAAACTGTTGAGAAATATCAAATTTCTCAAAACAAGTTTGAAGCAAAAGTCGAAACAGAAATAAGGAAATCCTTAGAGAACAACGATGTTCCTTCCGGGGTTTATGGTCTGCCTCCTGACGGAAATCGTGATGTTACTTACAGATTCCAGGGCGATGTTTATGAGGATACGGCGTATGACATTAACCAGAAGTCAATCGTCGTACGAAACCTCCAAGAACTCGGGGTAGACAGCGTCGAAGCACTTAAGTATCTGTTCCCCGATAAGACAGATGCTGAACGTGGTGAGATGTTGAAGGGATTCCCCTTCCGCATGATTCAACAAACGCAAGGCGCATTCCAGCAATTTTTAGTATTATTAAGTCAGATGTTGCAGACGCCACATCCCCTTGCGCCGAACCAACCCTTAGCGGCTGACCCTCGGCTAAACCTGACCGGCCTGTTATACAGGACGTTCGATCACCTTGCGCAAGAACTGACTTACTCGGGCAGCTATGAGCCAGCAGATCCCAGCTTCGATCCCGAGCCCGGTCTCCCCGGCGGTAGCGGCCCCTCAGGCAGCACCCTCGGCGGATATGGGCTCAACAGCCTACCCGCAGTGGGTAGCCAATACCCAGGGGGTGCCTTCGGTGGCTATGCCCCAAATGCAGTCGCCGGCAACACCGGTTACGGCCCCTTCTACCAGCAACCAGTACAACCAGTCTCCGTCAGCCTCCTCCCCGTCCAACCCGTGGGAAGCAGCGATGGGCAGCCTGGAACGGGTGGTTTCTCGGATCTCCCCGTCCCCCAGCCAGGCACAACAGTATCCTCAGTACCAAATGGTGCCGCAGGATACTCAACAGTACAGTCAGAATTTACAGGCCCAACCCTGGCTGTACCAAGCGCCTACGGATCAGCAGATCTCGTACAACAGCGCGTATACAATCCCGACTTCCTATCCGACTTCTACGGAAGCGCAACCCGCTCAACTAAGCGAGGAAACAAGCGCCGTAGTTAACCACTTCGGTATTGAAGCCCCTGCGATTCTGAATGAGTACGCCGTTACTCTGGAAGATACGCTGATTCAGCAGAACGAAAACATGGAAGCCCTCGCTCTGCGAGCCGGCGCCATGGAGCACATTCTGACTGATCCCGATCAGCTGGCTGACTACACCAATCGTTTCTTCACGGAGGTCTACCCCGTGGATGACGAAATGGAGTATGGCTACAGTCAGCAGTACGAGCCTCAGTACGATCAGTTCCCTGCTGTTCCCGCTTCCACCACCGGTGGCGCCCGCGGCGCGGATCCTGAGTCTCAGTGGAATGGTTTCACTCAGACCATGGATCAAAGCCCCGAGAACGCTTGGCGCTATCTGTCTCAAATGAGTCCAGAAGCTCTGCGTAGCAAGCTGTTGTTCCTGGACAACGCTTGAGCTAGTATCCTTTCGGAGGATTCAAGGGGAACCCCGTCTGTTAGGCGGGGTTTTTTCTTGTTAAACTACTTTTAGCTTTACCGTATAACTTTGGCTCCCTTCCGAAGCGAAGCTCAGCGCCGCAAATTCTATGCAATGAGCAAACGCGGTGAAATTTCTAAGGACAAAGTAAAAGAGTACGAAGAAGAAACTAAAGGAAATCTCCCTGAGCGGGTGAAGAAGAAAGAGAACATGGTTAAAGCCAAGCGTAAAGCGGAAAAATTCGCCAAAAAACGCGAGGAAACCCGTCGTGGCTAACTTGAACCGTCGGTCTAACGCCGCTTTGACTCCGAGTGAGTCTATTGCGGCGCTTCAATCTGAGTTAAACGCTCTCCGAGAGCTTTACGTCAGGGATATGGAGAACATCAGCGCAGATATGCAGACACTCAGTAAAAAAGTCGAGTCTCAACCCGCCGCTGAAGGTTGAATTTAAAAGTTTTATAATATATGTAACTCCCAGGGGCCGTCATGTACACGCCGTTAAGTAATTGGCGTTATGACAGCGGTTTCCACAGGATTCAGAGCGGGCCGGATCACGAAGGTTACCGTGTCGTCAGCTCCGGAATCGTCGATACGGGAGCAGATATCGGAATTATTGCGCCGGGGGCTCCTAATAGCGGACTCTGGTACAACACAGATGATTGGCGGGCGGTACCAAGCGCTGTTTCCGGTTATTGGACCAATTATTCGGATGTTGACTACGCCCCTAGCGGCGCTTTAAGCAGTTACGTGGGGTATCGCCCGCTGGGCGTTTCGACGATCGCTAATGCAAAAGTTTCTACGTCTTATGGACCTCAATTTGGGTTGAGGACCACCGGGCAATCTACGTATTTCAACGGTGTTGCACCGGCATCTCAAGCGTACACGCCATACAACACTCCCGATGAAAACACGGCAGCTCAGGGATATACCGGAGGGGGTGTAACTCACGGTCGGTATGAGGGAGGCATTCTCACGAATCCGACTAACGACACCTCAGGATCCCGTGCCGCGTGGATCTACAACCCCCCTGTTTACTGCAAAACCTACACTGAAACGGTGCGCAGTACGGCTCCTGGTTTGATGTCCACGGCTCTTCGGTACATATACCGCGGTAAAGCCGGAACGTATGTCTCCAACTTCGCGGCCATTTATCACCAGCTGCCCGAAGGTGTTAGGTCGATGGTGCGCACATATTCGCCTACTGTTAATTCCAGTAACCAAAAGTCAATCTGACCGCTAAAAATGCGACAAGCTGGTTTTGTTCAGCTTGTTTTCTAGTTAAATTAAGTATGTAGTTCTTCGGAGGTTGACGCTTTGTTCGTCGACAATGATTTTCCGAAGCTGCTCGGTGCAGAGCTCTACCGTCCGCATCCTGCGTACGTTGTAGAGATGGCTGCAGAGCCGGTTGTAGTGCACGACTTGGACTCATGAGTCTAGAGTCCCTTTAGGTGAGAGCCTTTAGGTTAAACTCCGTGAATTGCTGGAAAGCCGGACCCGAAAGGGAGGCCAATCAGCAGCCAAGCCAATCAGAAATGGTTGGAAGGTTCAACGACTAACACTGCTCGAATGCTCTCTCGAAGCGACCGATCTTTTCTCAAGGGAGTTTGTGTGGGCGACGGATGCCTCAGGCATCAAGTCACATACCCAAACCTAGTGCTGTCGCACTCCAGGAAACAGTTTGAGTATCTCCGCTGGAAAGTGGGACGCTTAAATCGAATTTTTGGGATAAAACAGCCGATTAAGGAAAGAGACTTCACTAACCAAACAGGTACATTTCCTGGTTGTCAGTGGTGGTCTAATCAACAAGAGCTGCTTCTTCCTTTATATAAGGAGCTTTATCCGCACGGTGTGAAGGTGTTAACACCTTCGTTCTTGCGTGATATCGGTTTAGAGGGTTTAGCTGTCCTTTATATGGATGACGGAAACCTTCAACTCCGTAAGCGAGGTAGATCCACGCAAACCGGAGAACCTTATATCAGGGAGCGCATTGTAGAGTTGGCTTTATACGTTCCTTATGACACAGCTTTATTTGTGTCTGACTGGATCGAGAGCTTAACCGGAGCGTCATTGACTCCTCGTGAGCCGATGAAAGCGAAGAGTCCCAATAAATGGAATCTTCGCGGTAACGGCACTCAAGCTCGTTTATTCGTAGAGGCTTTAAAACCATACGGATGCAAAGCCATGAGCTACAAATTCGACCTTCGCTACGACGCTCGAACTAATCGAGGCAAGTCAAAGTGGAGCGAGGCTGACCGCAACAAATTTGTTGTAGAAGCCGATAAGGTGACACGAGTGCGGAGCACCCAAACAGAGGTATTGCCTGCTGTGGGTGATGATATAGTCTACTCATCAACGTCCTTAAGTTGATGTTACGTGAGGATAAAGAGCCTCACGGTGCTTACTAAAGCATTACAGGCAGCAAACAACCAGGCCAGACCGTTCAGCTCGATCGTTATCGTTTCTGGGGCAACCCCGGCTCTAAAGAGTCTCGGGAGCGCACTGCTGAGCAGACCATCGGTACTGCCAACAGCCGGAATATCGTTAAGGACAAAGTGCTCGTGACCCTCCGCGAGTACACTGGTCCTGCTGACCCGAGTGATCCCACTCAGCCGAGCACCTTTAAAATTGCTCGCGAGACCCTGATCACCGCTCAGCGTCTGCTGCTGGACACCGGTAACCTCACCGCTTTCCACCAGTCCATCGGCTCCCTGACTCTGCTCGACGACTATCGTCGTTGGCGCGACCGGGTGTTCATCAACGAACTCCTGAAAGCTGTCTCCAAGGGTCAAGCCTCTGATAGCCAAGGTGGTTATTACTACCCCGGCGATCTGGCTGTCGGTAGCCTCACCTATGCCAACGCCGAGCAAGCCAAGTTCGACGTTAAGGACGACCTGCTGCGCGTGGTGAAGAGCCTGCGTAAGCGGAACACTCCTACCTACCAGGACGGTTTCTATCGCTGCGTTTGCGATCCTACCTTCCTGATGCACCTGCGCCAGAACAGCGACTTCCGCGAAGTTGCTCGTTACCCCGGCAACGGTCAGATCAACCCTCTCATGTCCTCGATGCAGCCTAACGCTGCCATCTACATGGGTCAGGGCTTCGGTCAAGCCACCTTCGTGGCGGGCGAGCCGATTATGCCCACGGGTTTTGTGTTCGAAGGCGTTCGCTTCTTCGAATCCACCAACATGCCTTCTCAGAGCCAGACTGCCACCATCGGTGGTACGTCGAAGTCTTATGAGAGCGCAATCGGTATGTTCTTCGGTCCCCAGAGTGTTGGCGTCGGCATCGGCGGTAACAATGCTCAGGTGCTCCTGAATAACAACGACGATTTCAGCCGTTTTATCATGATGATTTGGAGCCTGTACGCAGGTTTCGAACTCCTGAACGCTGACTTCGCGACCATCGCCTACTCCTTTAACGCTTGAGGAGGTAACTAACGATGGCCATCAACCCTAACCAGATCTCGGTTGCCAAGATTTATCCTGGTAACTACACCAACGTTCTTCGTTACTGGCACGAAGCGAAGTCCGTTGATTTCCTCAACGAAAACGGCACCAGCGAGACTCTCGCCAACCAACCCGTTGGCGGTCCTGTTGGCGTTATTTTCCGTCCCGGCTGGATTGCTCAGCAAGCTGTCGGTTACGTAGACCTGTCTTACCAGGCTCTGGGTTCCGTCAACCAGCTTGAGTATTACACCAAGCCTTACGGTTCCGGTCTGAACGGTGACAACGTCGCCTTCACCACCGGCAACGTGATCATCCCCTCTCCGGATTATCACAAGGACGTGCGTGCCGACATTGCTGACGGCATCACTGTTCCTTCCGGTGCTTACGTGTACCGCGTGGGTCTCCGTATCGACGGCGGCGACGTGGTGTCCAGCGGTGTGGGCGGCGGTTCCGCTACCCCCACCCTTGGTCTCGGTCCCGCACTGGGCGTAGGCCTCACCGCCACCCCTTCGGCCAGCGGTTTCTTCGCTACTGTTGTTGGTTCCAACAGCCGTATCGAGAACGGTTCGTTCAACTCCAGCAACGCCTGGAATGATGCGAACATGCACGCCGTTACCTCCGCCACTACCTACAAGCTCTCCACCGTGGGCAACCTCGGCGGCGCAGCTGCTTCTGGTTTGGCTCAGGCTTCCGGTGTGTACGACCCCCGCGCCAAGACCGGCAAGCTGCTCGGCAAAGACAAAGCTCTGGCAATCTGCGAAGTTTGCTGGCTTGTTCCCGACGAGCCGCCCAAGCGTTCCGACGTGGCACTCCAACCCGCCGGTGTTGTCGAATCTTCGATCTACACCAGCACCTCTCCTTCGGCCTGATAAACTTAATCGGATGTCGACGGACGCCCCCTCTTCGGAGGGGGATTTTTTTTACTTAATTCCTATTGATTTACGTAGCAATTCTTGTTTGATCTCCTCCAAACGATCTTCTGGGTTGATGCTGTATGTTTTTCCGGTTTCCACAAGATCTACCAAGGATCTGGCCCAGTTTTCTGGGTTGACGTAGTCCAACATCCCTGCTGTTCGTTTTAATGCTTCTGGGCCTGCCCCTGCTCCTGCGATACCTAGACTGCGGTATAGCTCACGCCGCGCTTGTGCCTCTGGAGTTTCCTGAGTTTTAGCTGCGTACCTAATCACAGCTGGTGCCACCGTGGCGATGTCGGCGGGAGGCAATGCGCTTGCGGCAAATCCAGTTCCGCCTACTGCGATGCCTCGCGCTGCCGCACGTCTGGGCGACATGCCGGCTTTTATGTTTGAACTTGTTTCGCCGATGACATTGAGCACATCGCCAGCAAAAGGAATTGCCTGCAGCAATCGTCTTGCGGGTGCCGGGATCTGAGATAAACCCGGTAAACGAAAGTTAAAAGGCACCTACCTTAAGACCGTACACCTATTGCCAGTTTAAGGTAAGATACCGTTCAGATACTGTTCACATAATGACTGTGACTCAGGTTAAAGAGTTTACGTACACTCCTAATGGTGTTAAGATCGAAGTCGTTAGCACGCATGACGATGGCGAGTACATGATGGTGCGTTCTATTACTACCGGTAAAGTTTTCTTTGCGCATCGGAATCAAGTTATCGAAGAAGTGCGTGAAGCTGAACCCGAAGCTGCTCCTTCTAAACAACGGCGCGGACGTCAGTTAGTTAAACCTGAAGTGCCTGCATTTAATCGAGTCAACATCAACACAGCGCCTCCTCAGTTACTGACTCAGGTACTGAAAGGCGTGGGCATCAAAACAGCTACAGATATAAAAGAGTTGCAGCAGAGTATGCCTGGCGAACGTTTTACTAAGCTCGATCAGTTGAAGTCCATTAAAGGTATTAACTGGGATGAGGTTCTTGAGGATGGGAATGTGTATGTGGAATAAAGTTTAAATACGCAAATTCGCCGAAATACTTAAGAGCCGCTTCGTTATATGCGATAGCGGCTTTTTCTTTTGTATCGAATCTCCCTAAGTTTATTATTTTACCGTCAACGTGTATGTGTGTTTTCCATTTTTGTCTATTTTTATCCCAGCAAACTCCTTTATAACCGGACGTATTATTTTTCTGTATTTTTTTATTTCTTTGATTTTGGTTGACCGTCGCTAATCTCAAATTTACGGCTTTATTGTCTGTCGAATTTCTATTCGCGTGGTCTACATCAAGATGCTCGGGATCTTTGCCGGAATTTAAAAAGAAAATAACTCTAGAGTTTAAATAAAGAATATTTCTGAATCTAACACTGTAGTTTTCGCGATTTCGATCTGAGACTTTCCATTTACACCCTGCTTCATCCCCCATTTTTGCTCTACCATTTACAGTTCTTATCCAACGTAATCCGGTTTTCGAAGACGGATCTACCTGAAGGTATTCACCTATATCTTCCGGTATTCCGTGTCTCATTTACAATAAAAGCATAGCGGAGGCTTAGTGTAGCATGGCTCAGTTAACGCAACAAGAGTTAGAACAACTTCAGAGTTACCTTGCTCAGCAGGGCGTTGTCTTTCAGCCTGACACTACCGATGCTACTAAGAGAGAGGTAATCTACGCCGCGGTTAATCAGCTAACTAGAAATAGTGCCCAAGTATTTGGTTATAGATTAGATGATTTCAACTTTAGTCGGGTAGCTTATTTCTTAGGTTACAATTTAGCTACTGTGCCGGCTGGAGATTATGCCCGTTTAATGGAAGCTTGTAACAGCATTCCTAGTGAGTTTTACTACGACAAGATAATCGAGCAATTAGAACGCTGTGCAGAAGCTGAGCGTTTAACAGAGCTGGCTACCGGCCGAGCAACGAGTCGTCAGGAAACTATTTTAGGTGACGTCAGCCGTTCTATTAATATTCAAGATAAAAGAGAAACTGCAAAAATATGGAGAGAGAATTTCTTATACGAGTGCGATAGGTTAGCTCATATGCTCTATATCCCGAATTATAGGGATCCTGTGACAGCGAGGTATCGTTTCGAACGCAGTGGTGGGGAATTTGTACAAGCTATTCCCGGACCTCCGGATGTGTCCCGTTCGGACCGTCTGTACTTTTACGCAAACTGGCGATAAACGCTATATTTATTAAAGGCACAGGTAGCTGTATGGCTGATTACGCAGAGGGTTTGCGGGTTCTCACTAATTTAGTTAGCAACCCGCAAATGCTGAGGCAGATCCAAAAGTTACCTGGGGAGATCTCCGGGCAAATTCAGGATGTTCTGCGTGGTTTCCAGGCAGCTGGCGGTAGCGGCGCTTTAGGTCCTGCTATTCAGAGACGATTACTGTTCCCAAATGCTCCCGCCCCTCGGCCCATTCCGACTAAAGCTGAGAAGGCTCTGCAACTCCCGTTGCCTCTTCGAACTCGTGAAGGCGTGCCGGTTTCTTCGCGCACTCCGCGGCCCACGGTCCGAAATCGCGAAACAATTCGTGCGGGTGCCCGCGAACGTGTCGCAGACATGCCTCGTGTGCGTTTACCCGGCGAAGCGCCAGGTCAATTGCACATTGAGTCAGCTCCTGAGCCTCAGTTTAATTACAGAGGTGTCCACATCGCTCCGGAACCGGAGTTTGGTCCCGGTGCACGTCCGCTATCTCTGCGAGAGGCTGACGCCGATACTATGAGTCTGCTTCGCACTCTTGAACCGGGGACAGCCGCGACTCTTGCTCGATTAGCAGACGATATTTCGACTGAGTATAACGTTTCTGCCGGAGAAGCTCTTAAAAACATTACTGGTCCTAGGGGCACAGATTATCTGGCTTATTTAAATACGGTTCAGAAAGGCCCGAGCGGTTCGATGGTCCCTCCTGGGGGCGGCCGAGCACTTCCTCCTGGCGGCGGCGCAGTTCCTCCGGGCGGCGGCCCAGCCATGGGCGGCGGGGATCGCGGCGGCGCCTTAGTTCCGTCTCCTGCCGGTGGAGCCGGCCGTCCTTCTCCCGGCGTGGTCGATGACGTTATTGATCTCGAATATCGCCTCATTCGCGATTTACCTACCGGACAACGCGGCGGTGCTCTTGGTCGCATAACTGCTGACTTAGGTAAAGCGGTGCGCGAATCAGGTCTCACTCCCACGCAAATTAAAGCTTTGCTGGCTGGCGCCGGCGGTCTCGGCGTAGGCACGCTCATGGGCGTTATGGGGCGCGGTGATGAAACCGAGTCTGTCGTGCCTCTGACCGACGAACAGGCTTATCCCCGTCAAGGGACGGGTACTCCTTCTTCTCGTACGCCTGGAAGGATGCCCCCTTCAACCACCGGGCAGGCCGGCAGCGGTCAGGTTGTTATTACCCAGGACGGCGGCGATAGCGAATATCGGCAAGCACGCGCAAACGCATTACAAGCTGTTCGTCGCGGAGGTGGCGCAGCTCCTGGCGCTCCGCGCGCACCCATCGCTGCTCCTAGTCCTGATCCCAACGCACCGATCGCTAAGTATTATCAGCAACGTCAAGACTACGTATCGCAGCCTGAGGTTCTCAACCAAATTATTCGGGATGTCTCCGCTCTTCCCGGCGTGGCCCCACAAACTCCTGTTTGGGCTGCGAAGAACCCCACTCTGGCTTATGAGATGCTTCAGCGAGCTAAAGCACGACCTGATTTATCTCAACAAATGCCCCAGCCAACCACTGTAGTGATCGGCTCCCAAATGGGCACTGATTCTGTCAAGAACGCAGCTGGGAATTCTGCATACGCAGCTGCCGCGGCGGATAAATCGGCCGGTGCTTCGGATATCGAGGACGCGACTCGTCCTCTTCTCCTCCCTAAAGCTAATTATGTACCCCTTGGTGGGCGATTTATTCCCTCGGGCGGTTCTATTCCCGCTGTTCCCTTCGCTTGATTGAGGAGAGAAAAAATGTCTGCTGCCGACTTCTACCTTAACCCTCCTACCGTGAAGGGTTACGAGTTCCAAGCTCCTACGGGGATTAATTACGAGGGTTTTCGCCCTGATTTAGGTAATGTTCTCGACATTAACCTTCAGAATTTGGGAGAACCTTCCGCTCCAAGTCCCATGCAACCTGGAGCTCAGCCCGGTTGGGGTAAACAACTAGGGGATTTCCTTGGCGGTGTAGGTAAGCTTGGCGCCGGGTTAGGTGCAGGCATAGCTGCTGCGCGTGGCGATATGCCGATGGCGGGCCAGCTTCTGTCGACTTATTTCCAGGATAAAACTGGCGATAAGGACGAAAGCGAAGAATCTTCGTTGGCTAAAGCCCTGCGTGATCTGAAAGAAGCCGGTTTAATCTCGTTTCAGTTAAACACAGGCGACAAAGATACTGACAAACTCATGATTTGAGTTTAAGATCAGCACAATTATTCCGCACACCGAGCGCACCTAATGGCCTCTACTTCTACAAACAAGCAACCCTGTCTTATCGACCGCCCTTTTTTAAGGGGCGCTCGGATCACTAGCGCGACAGGGACTTGCAACCCCACTAACCCAAATCTGACTGATTTGATTCAGTTAGTTCGGGTAGGTGACCTTCCTTCTGAAGATGCCGCCCTGGTAGAGGATATCACCATTGTCAGCAACGAAGGCTATCCCGACAACAGCGGTCGACGGTCTGTTGATCTTGGTCTTTATGTTTACGCACCTAACCAAGCCGCTCCTTCTACGTCAGCTGCGTTGATGGTTGGTCGTGTTGAGGTTGGTCTCAGCGGTTCGACTCGAGGTATTCCTCAGAGTGTGCAGCTATTTGCCTGTAACGCTCCCACCCCGCAAGTGGGCGATACTAACCTTCTCGCTCCCATTCAAATCGGTAAATCCGAAGGCATTTACCTGGAGAAGGGGTACATTCTCGCTGTGGGATACATCGGTACCGGAAGTACAGCGGTATCTGGCGGTTTGAGTCCATCCGGTATTACTGTATTTGCTCAGGGAGGATTCTATTGAACTGTGTCACGTAGACGCGGGTCAGACGATTTTAATTTCAAGCCTTTCAAGGCTACAAATCCTGCTGAGTTACCGAAGACAGTAAAGGGCTCCGACAACATCAAGGAGCTCAATTCTCCGTTACCGTTTAAACGTCGCTTTAGGCCAGCTTTAAATACCAAAGATTTTAGTCTTACAAGCGAGTACGACTACGCATCGCTTTGGGTTCGTTGGCGCCGCGGATATGAGCTGAGTATGTACTCTCAGCAAGCGTACGGAGGTTTAACTTATTCGTTTAAGTATTTCGTATCCGGTACTCCTGGACTGGGTGTGTTTCTACCCGGTATGTGTTTCATGTATCCGACTACGCGGACGGATATGCGTATGCACATGGTTGGCATTCGCCCTCGGGATTCGTTTAATTTCCTGAACTTTGGTTATTCGATTGTTTCTGTAATAGATTACGACGCAAACACGTATGCCGTGAAACTAAGCTCCGCTTTCGGGGCTCCCATTTCATTCTTTACTGGCGAAGTTTTATCTAATAGATTCAACGCAGACGGTACAGATAAACAGTACGGATTTAACAACTACACGGTTACAGCCGTGGGCATTGATAATGTGCCTGTCACTCCGTCATATGCTCCTATATTTAATACTTTATTTTTATCTCATACAGATAAAACAAGCTGGGCTGTTGTTGATGAAAATACATTAGCCATTCCCGCCACTGGGCCTCCGGCGGTTGGAGAATATCTGACAACGGAGATGCGGTCTCAGTGTACCTGTTCCGACTTTTTAGCTCGCGAAAATTTTAATCTGTACGACGCGTCAATTCGCCGTAAATATCCGCGTACGCGCCCGCAAAACTTCGATCCTGGTTATTTCGACGCGGGTATTGACGGGTCGCCTCGTGTTGTGCCTTCGTCTGATAACCCCGGTTTTGTTAGAACATTTGGTTTTATTTATATTAATCAGATATACAATATCCCTAGTTTTTCTGAAGCGACATACTCGGATCCTAACTTTTTCTATTACCAACCAAAGTGGTGTAAGCATATTTACGCCGCAATGTGGGATCTCCAGCGCGCATACGATCAAGGCGTAGTCACCGGACCTTGGCTACCGCAACCAACTGACGAACCTTTGAACGAGTACTACAGAGAGTATTTCGAAAAAGAATTAGAGCGACAGACCACATTCCTGAAGCGTGAGAAAGATTTGGTCTGGTGGCAGCGATACAGCCCTGCTAAGGACGATATGCCGACGCACATGATGTACCCGGATATGTACAACATGATGACGAAGACGCTCAATGCCGGAGACTTATTGGGACCAAGCACTCTGCAGGGCGCAAGTTTCGAGATGTTTACGATCGACGAGTTCAACCCTTTCGATCCCGCATCTTTTGTTGTCGGGACGTATGATGGCGGCACATATGCAAACGGTGTTCTGGTTAATCAACCTACAAACGTGTTTGATGGCGGTCAGTATTTGAATGGGGTTATAGTTCCTCCGGCTGGTTTCCCTTCTTTAATTAATGGTGGTGTTTATTAAGTGACTTCAACACCCGTTATTCTTCTCCTAAAACGATCAGGTCAGTCTTCTGATCGTCCTCAAACTAGCGTTGTTCAGAACGGCGAGCTTGCTATCGCCGTGGGCGCCGCAGATCCGGGTCTATATTTCGAAGACTCTGCCGGAAGCATCCGAAAAATCGGTCCTTCGCACTACGGAACAACTGCGCCTAATTCCACGCCTGTTGGTTTAGCCGGAAACTCCGTTGGTGAGCTGTGGGCAGATAGTTCTACAGGAAGTTATTACTTAAAAGTCTGGACTGGCGGCGCCTGGCAAAAGGTAGGTGCCGGCTTTGCGGATTCAGCTACTACCGCAACCACGGCAACTACAGCTACCTTTGCTACTCAGGCTTCTACAGCTACCCTTTCTTCTGGAACGATTCTGGCTTCGGGTGCTGTATTTTCCCGAACAGCAACTTTAGCTTCGGGAACAATTTTAGCTTCAGGTGCTTTATTTGCTAATACAGCAACTTTAGCTTCGGGAGCAATTTTAGCTTCTGGAGCCATTCAGAGTTCCACGGTGGTCTTAAGCGGACTCCCTAATCCCGTTCTAAATCCGTCCGGAACTCTGATTTATCAGGTTCAGCCGTCTGGTGTTTTCGCAGCCGGTCTGTATGTTCGAGCTACCGATACTTGGCTCCTTGTTTAAGGACGCAAAGTGCTCTTGAGGAACCACGAGGCCTTGAACATCATCCCTACGAGTTCCGCCAAGTAGTTCTCAATATCTGGAGCATCGACTTCCTTTGCAATCTTTTGCAGATCTTTGGAAGTCATTCCGCAGGTCTCTAAATTCTTCAGATAAACAGTAAGTCCTTCACGGGTTTCATAAGCTTTTACATGTTTAAAGCCTTTGTAAGCGCTCAGTAAACCGCGCTCACACATAGGCATCAGAAAATCCATTGTGCGCACAAATTCGGCGATCTGGTCGAATTGCTCGATATGCGCTCCGTACTGTTCTTTCAGGAACTCATGAATCGGCAGAAACAGAGGACCTTCGACGTTCAGATGGAGTAAATGGCTTTGAACATAAAGTTGATGTAAATAAGAAGATAAAGACACCAGTCCAGAAATTAAATCCTCGACTGATGCCTTGTTCCCCTCGTCCCCCGTCTCCGGCTCTTCAAACATCTGCTCAGAAGCCTCTTGCGGCGCAGGCGTGGTGCTGAAAGAACCGGAGAACGTCATTTTTTCGTTATCAGAAAGAGCAAGCAGCCGCAGTTGCGGGCTCTGCAGTTTCCACTTTAGCGGCGGATGAAGTCTTCAGGTACTCCTCGAGTGCGTTTTTATTCACGCGGTACAGAGATTTGGCGCCATTAGGCTGCAAATTCACGAAGATTTGCTTGGGCCATCCGCCGGGTTGATTGGACTCAGTCAGAGCAATACGTTTGCGCACAAAACCTGAGCTGCAGTTCAGGAATTCAGCGGTTTCTGCGATTGTCAGAAGATTCTTGTCGTCAGGCATGACGATATAGAAGATGAATTACAGAGGACACTATAGAGCTTTTTCTGCTCTGCGTAGTCCTGTGTGGAGGAGTTCATGTACTCTTAAGATTTCTGTTGAGCTGTGTGAAGCGTTGTAGTATTTACAATATTGTTAGATTCTGTGTCCATATGGCTATTCGTATCGCTGGGGAAATTTTTAAAAACTACAACGTCCCCAAACGAGACGTTCAGAGCGGTAAAGAATTCTCCGTGGCAGCCAAGGAAGGGGACACTGTGCGTTTAGTGCGCTTTGGTGATCCCAATATGGAGAACCGTAGTAACGAACCAGATCGACGCCGAGCTTTTCGTTCGCGTCATAGCTGTGACGAGAAGAAGAGCAAATTGACTCCGGGTTACTGGAGTTGTAAGTCATGGTGAGTACAATGTGTTTCCATTTTATTTATAGCGCATAACGAAAGCTTCTATTTTTCAAAATAATGTGATACGGAGATACTGGGAGTTAGACTCTGAGTATCGGCAGCCGGCACATGGCCTCCAAGCGTGATTCGGAGCACACAGGGAACTTAGCCTGCGGTTTGACGCTAGAGGACGAGTTCGTACTTACACGCATTCGTACTAAAGCACACACACTACATAGTAAGGATCGCGATAATTATCTCTGGGATAAAGTGTTTAAGTTGATCTGCCGAGAGAGGGCGTATAAAACAGTAATGGCTGAAGTGGGCATCGCTGTGGATACAAACATGAAGTTATTTGATGACGAAGAACTGAAAGAAAGTTGAGCAAAGATTAAACTAAAATCAACGGATCATATCCCTGCGATTTTCATCTTCTAGGCAAAAAATTCAAAACATGCCGTACACCACAGAGCAACTTAAGCAAATCGCTAGGCAAAAAGCCCGTGATTTTGGTGTTAATCCGGCTATTTTTGAGCGCCTTATAACTACAGAGTCTAGGTGGAACCCCGCCGCTGTTAGTCCTGCCGGAGCGCAAGGACTGGGTCAGTTGATGCCTGCGACTGCTCGGGGCCTTGGTGTGTCTGATCCGTCAGACCCGGTTCAAAACATAACAGGAAGTGCTAGGTACCTCAGTCAGCAGTTAAAACGTTTTGGGTCATATCCCAAAGCTCTGGCTGCGTATAACGCAGGCCCCGGCAACGTGGAAAGATACGGGGGTATTCCGCCTTTTAAAGAGACGAGAAATTACGTAACCAAAATTTTAGGCGGGACCGCTGTTCCTACGGGGGGCATGATGGCTCCCCGCGGCCCAGCGCAAACTCCAGCCCCTGTTCCAGCTCCTGCTAATGCCGCGCAACGCATTCAACTTCCCCGATTCGACCTTCGCGGCGCTTTGAAAGGTCTGCTGCTGCGTTCAGCTGTCGAAGGTTTGGGGACACCAAACAGTGCAGCCGAAGCTATACAGCTCCAAAACCGTGCCGCTGAATTGGCGGATGCCGGCTACGAGGATGAAGCGGATGTTCTGGAGTCGCAATCGATCAGCAAGCTAGCCGAATCGACGCAGCAAGTAGGTTTAGATCCATCCACATTAGCTAAAAACATCTTGGAGCTCAGGCAACAGCAAACGGCATACAACGCAGAGGTTTCCCGGATTGAACGAACACTCAACGACGTGGCCGTGAGTCAGACGGCGCAAGCTGCTGGTGTTAATACCCAGACAGGGGCTAAACCGGGTCAAGGTTTTGCTAAGACTGGCGGAGGTATTTCGTATCCGAATGCTGTTGTCACCTCTGCCGTCGATGCCACGGGCGAACCTGGCTTGGATTTTGCGATCGAGGGAGGGGCTAACGCGATGTTTGCGACGCCTTTTAATGCTCAGGTTTTAAAAGTCGTTCGCGAACCTAACGCCGCTAATCGAGGTCCAGGCGGCCGTGGGTACGGTAACTATGTTGAGCTTCGAGGTGTTACTCCTGAGGGTAAACCTTTCGATACCTTGATTGCTCACTTTAACGAAATCAATCCGAATCTAAAGCCGGGTATGCGTTTAGCGGCGGGCACGCCTCTTGGTTTACAAGGGACTACAGGTCGCGCTACGGGTCCTCACATTTCTATGGACTTCTTTGATCCCGGAGCTTCTACAGCTAGCCCAGAAATCCTGCGGATAAGAGATATTGTTGCTGGTAGAATTAAGCGAGGCCAAGCACCTTTCGGATAATGGGTTTATTCGGTCCTAGTCCTGCTGAGCGTGCTCAAGCTTCGGTAAATACCGCACGCGATATTCAGAAGCGGACTATCGTTGCTTTACGGCGTCAAAATCAGAGATTAAAAAAACGAGCGAATAAACAACAACAAGCTATAAGCAACCTGGCTCCGATGGGGCCTAAGGAGGCCACTACGCAACTTTCGCAAGATTTTTACAAGACGATCGGTGATATCGGCAGCCAGTACAGTCGACAATTAGCTCAATATGATCCGAATCTGCTCGCTTCACAATCAGCGAAACGGTTTGCAGGTATGTTGTCCTCGAGTTTAAGCGATTACACCAATCGGCTTAACCAAGCAAGTCAAGCTGGAAGTGCTCGGTTATATGCAGCGTTATCTGCACCCATCACACAGTTCCAAAAAATAGCGGAAGATCCTGCTTTTAATAATCTGCTTAATCAGACGTTTATGTCCTACGCGAGTAATCCGCCTACAGTTACGAGCGACGTGGAATCCATGAAGCAATTATATACATACAATGTCTGACGACATAAAAGAATCAAAACACGAACGAAAGGTCAGGTTTCACAGCGAAGCTCCTTTTGCGAAACACGATTACCGCTATCGAAGCCGCGATGTTATTCGTATGGCCGGTAAGGTCTGGTCGGAAGGCCCGAGCGAACGGCGTCAACGCTTAGAGAGAGAAAGGCTCTCAGGTAAATCTAAATCCACCCCCGTGGGTCTCGGATTTGCTGAGCGAGATGCTTACGGCCCGAATGACAATTTCGGGACCGCACGTTTTCTCAGTAATATACGCGCCCCAGAGGACTATAGAATTCAATAAAGTCCCTGACTCTTTCTTCTGGTTTAGTTGATTCAGGCATATATAAGATAAATCCGTAACATCGTGTGTTAGTTATTTTTGGAAGATCTGGCGTATCCAAGTGAAGCGCAGGTTTCTCCTTTAAAACACACATGGGAAGGTCTAAGCCGATCTTCTGCGTGGTTATTAATGCAACTTCTGTCGAGGTTAGAAAAATAATGGCTTCCTCGAAATTGTTTCTCAGATATTGCCGATAGCACTCCTCCAACCACACGCGTTGAGCTGACTTGACGAAACGCTTTTTTCTGCGGAAAACGCTGGAATCGGGCGGTTGTTCGTCGTAAGTCAGGCTGTCCCTGGGCGGATATAAATATACGTTTTTAGCTTCCCACTTTTGCCGAAGACCGTTATCTTCCGCAGTGAAATAACGATCTGCGTTTATTAAAGTGTTCGCGGATTTGCTGGAAGCCGGGTCTAACTCGACGCGGCCTCCGAAAAACGCAGATGTGATTCCGATTACGTCTGGCGGAGAGACGAAATCAGTCGCGACTTGCGGCATCAGCGATCCCGTCGAGTCGAGAATTTGCTTCGTCTAAATCGATCACGTGGGCACTTATCCCGTATCGAGAGGCTAAGAGGACCAAAGCTTTATCCTCTTTACTCCCTACTTTCTGAACAAGACCGATAGCTTCCGATAAAAACTTTGCTGTATCCGCGTCACACATTTCTTCTGCTAACGCCATATCCGTTTTTAAGTCCGCTACTGTCATGTACACGCTTTGATCTGGCTTAGCGGGATTGAAGCACAGAGCTCCTGCGCCGGATGCCTTCCGAAATTCTTGGTACAGGGTCACGATGTCCCCTGTTATCATTTTGGCCGTATTAAGACCGATACGGTTCTTTACTTCTGACTTACCGAACAGATCTTTAGCAAGTTTGTCGCGTTCTTTGGAGTTAGCCATTTTGATAGTTGGTGAAGTTCTGCCACGCTGATTCCAAGACTTTAGTCGCATCAAAGAGGAATGCGGAGGTATTGGTTTCCGCCGGGTCAAGCTTGCAGTAATGACGGCCTTCAACCAAACCAGCAGTACCGCCGCTCGCAATGCCAGTATGAATAAGTTTATCGATAACCACAGGAGCGACGTTGAGCCTCGAAGCAATAGCTTTTTTACTAACAAACGCCGTGGTGACCTTGTTTGCTTTTGCATTTGAAATAATTTGAAGACTGGTGTCGATGTTGGTGAGGACTTCAATCAGTTTTTTAAGATCTTTTGTGATGTCGAGAGTCATGGGAAATGGTAGGGAGGCCGCCCCATCACCGGGTACCCGGCAATGCGGTTCGTTTACAAGTCGTAGGAAACGACAAAAACTACGACTACCTCCCAAGATACTGCGTAAGGGCCGTTCTTACCAGACGCAGCGAGTTGAGTCTAAGGTAGTCTCATCCATTCTGCATTAGATAAATCTTCTACAAATTTTAATTTGTTGTTAAATCCGCTTCTGACCCTTTGTCTTATGTCGGACGCCTCAAAGCGTGATCTGTGGTGATAAGGATTTACGCATCCGATAGTTCCGCAAGTTCGTTTCAGAGTGTTGTTACCGATATCAGCTTTAAAGAAAGCGTAATAAACATTTGCGATTTTTAATCTCTTACCTTCTAATCTCAAATGCGTAAACGATGATTTCCAACACTCGTAAAGGTCTTGATTCTGAAGAGTCAGTTGAGTGAGAACAGCTCTCAATTCAGGTTTTATGTCATCTAGACACGGAAATACCGGATCTAGATCAATTTCTTTAAGACAGTCTTGGCAAACTGTATCAGTCTTTTTGTGAGACTCATTTTTTATGCAGATCACAGCAGGCTTTCAAGCTGAGTAACGAAATCATCAGGCTCTTCGATCAACAGTTCAATGAGTTTTTCCACGGTTTTACGAATATCTTTTTCTGACGTTTCGGTTGCTTTGCTTTCGTTCAGCATCAACCAGTACTTATGGGCGTTAAGAAGATAAAGGTGTGTCTGTTTCGCCCGCAGAGCTTGCGTTTTCCAGCGATCAAACTCAAAACTGCTGTTGTGCCGACTGCTTCCAGTTTTTAGCTCCAGCTCGCGAATCTCGATTTGAAGCTCGATATCGCGGATTGTGTACTCCGTAGATGAAATCTTAGCTTTGCACTCTTCGATAGATTCAGGTTGTTTGTTATCGGAGTAGATCCAGGCAGGGAGATTCTCGATAACGTATTTAGCGTCCCAGAGGCTGGGCTTAGTAGGCGTAGCAGTGGTCATAATTCTAAAATTTGCTTAATCAGAGTGTTGAAACGGCCGTTGACGCAATACAGCACGTGGTGTTCAAATGAAATTTTGATGACCAAATCGTACTTAATGAGTCGATTTAAATCTCGTAAGATTTTGAGTTTAGAAGCTCCGAGATTTCCGATTAGGTCTGCTGTAGACAACGGTTGGTCTGATGCTAGCAGACCGATTAAAGCTCCGTAATGCCTTATGCAAGCACAGATTTTTTTATATTCGTGATCGTTCGAAGCGAAAAGTCCCTGTTGTATTTCGATTTCAGCATTTCCTGAATGGTTTTGTTTCGTATCTTGCGGGCCACCCATGTTTTGACGTCCTCTCGCATTTCAGGTGTGACTTTAGTAGCTGGGCTTGCGGTCAGCATCATGTGATACGGATTAACACATTCTGGATCTCCGCAGGTTGTCAGAATTTTATCGGCGTCAGAAAGAGCGACGTTGTGGAATTTGGCATACACGAATCGCCTCGGTCTCATAATTGTCTTATCTGTAGAATCGACAAGACGGGCAAAGGTACAAGGCAGATAAATGTGCTGATCGGGCGTCAAGGCCAACCGGTTCTGCTTGAACCAGACGGCGACCTTATCCGATGGGCTACGGGCGGCCCGCAGCTCCTCTAGGCAGATCGGACAGGCATAGACCCCGAGGACGGGATGGGACCGCTCTAGATCGCTTGTCGCCACGTGGATGGTTTCGTGGCGGCCGCATTTGCAGTCCAGACTCGAGACATCGCCGCGCTCGACGACTTGGAATGAGTCCAAGGTGTAGAGCTTTGAGATTGGGCCTTCGGAGGGCTCAACCGGCGTTTGGACCAGTAAGCCCAGCACTGAGACCAGTATGGGGTTGAACATAGACGTACACCAAGTTGCACGGTGTTCACCCAAGGATAGCACGGTTAACCTTGACCCTTCTAATTACTTTTTCTCTTAAGAGGGCTACTTAACGCAACTTGCCTGTCGCACTTGAGTCTCGGCTTAGCGGCTTAGTTACGTTATTTAATTAGGGTGTCGGTCGCGTACGCATACTATTACCTAATTTAATTTTAAATATATTTATAAATCTCCGCAGACACGCAATTCACGTTATATCGACCTCCCTAAAAACTTTTTTTCCGGTCAGTCGAGCACGAATCCAGCGTGGGTTCCGGTGTTTTTGGTAATTCTTAAGGTTGTCTGTTAATATTTGTGCATAACACACCTTAGGTGTTCCCTGTGACGACTCTGACTGACCTGCCTTCTCCTGCGAACGAGAGCCCTGATGCCGAATTTTGGGCTGAGTGCCGTCGACGTGCTCTAGAATGGAACATACCCGCCTGGCAGCTCGCTGAGGAAGGTTTTCAGCACCCTGCCCTTGACGCGCGCACACGTAGGGGGTAGGATTCACATTCACATCAACTTAAATTTTTAAAATGTCAGAGACCCTGACCGAAGCTCAGCGCGAGTATCGATTCCAACAGCTTTATGAGATGTATATGGAGGGCAAGTCGTACCGTGAACTGGCCGCCCTCTTTAAAATCAGCGCTGAACGTGTTCGCCAGATTTTACATTCGGGCGTTAATGACACTCAGTTAAAAGAACTGCGTCGCCGAATCGATAACCGGTGTATGAACACCTGGAGGGCAAAAGAAGTTTGTAACTTGCTGGACGCAGGTCACAGCTGCCGCAAGGTTTCTGAGATTTTGAATATCTCGATCTCGGCTGTTAAACGTGTTTCGGCTCGGCATAGGAAAAACGCACCAGTTCGCCTTACACCGGGAGTAAAATCAATTTAATATCCGATCTTAGTCCTTGCAGGATGTAGAATCGAGATTAGGAGGCTAGATGTAAACTTTCTCGATGACCCTAGCTCCTTGCCCCACTCACGGAAGTACATATCGCGCTCTGCATGAGCATAACTTCCGCGGCATCGTGGAGGTCATCGACGATCTTTTCCTTACTATCTCTGGAGTCGTGGGAACAACTAGCTACTCCAGGTGCGCCGTAGGATACCCTTGGAATTTCGAGGGTATTGTACGTGCGCTAGAAGATCTTAACACTACTATAAGCGGTATTCAAGGCGGAGGTACGAATATCGCCGCTGGTTCTGGTATTTACACAACTACTAGCGGTGACGTCACTCTTATTAACAGCGCTATTGTTGGCGGTTCTGGTGTTTATATCACTTATAGCGGCAGTTATGTAGAAGTTAACGCCAGTGTTACGGCAGCTTCTGGCATCATTTATACCGCTGGTTCGGGTCTTTATCTTTCTGATGGCGGCACTCGCCTGAACTTAGGTGCTTACGGAGAGGGATCTACTTCTGTCACTTACAACGGCAATCAAGTAGCCATCAGCGGCGCTGCTGGCGGAGCTTCTGCTGTCACGGTCTCCGGCTCTCCTGAGGCGGGGTACAAGGCCGGTCAGCTCTGGTTTGACACTAATCAGGGTCGTTTGTTCGTCTATGCCAGCGGCAACGGTGTCGCGTCGCCCGCGTGGTATCAGACCAATTCTGATTCTGTTGTTCTCAAAGGGGATCTTCCGCCTTCTGGCACTGGACTTAATGCGCCTGTTCGGGACGGAAGCCTCTGGTTTAGCACTCTAGTAGGTAATTTGTTTGTATATGATGCAACTACGAGCGGATGGTATGAAACAGGACCTTCCAGAACTTTTGCATACGGTCCCACTGAGCCTGCCGCTACAAGCGCTCCAGGAGCAGGTTGGTATGACACGGCTAATCAACATATTCGAGTTTGGACTGGCACAGGCTGGGTTCAGGCTTAGTATCTGAGCGCTCCGTCTTTCGGTCATGGCCAAACCCAAATCCAACGTTCAGAAAATCGAGCGCAAGCCTAAAACCACTTCCTTAGGACACAGCGTTTTATCGCGTCCTCGTCGACGCGGAAAAAAGCGTTATAGGGGCCAAGGTCGCGGCTAATATTTAGTTAAACCACGTACTTAAATGGCTATCGTTTCTTTTATTGCTTCTAGTTCTATATCTGCCGGAGACGCAGTTTATTTGACTGCGTCTGGGTTTGTACAGAAAGCTATCGCCACGAATCAGCAGCAAGCCTCCGTTGCCGGCGTGGCTGTTGACACAGTCTCGTCCGGTTCTCTCGTTCGCGTTAATCCGGATTCTGTTTACACAGCTTTTACTTCACTTACCCCAGGAGAGTTAAGGTATTTATCTATCGCAACTTCTGGCGCCCTTGTTGATTATGCGACCTGGCAGACTCAGCTCAACGCTTTGTCTGCCTCCGGCGCATTTTTAACCACAGTTGGACGTTCTTTAACTTCCACAAACATGGATGTTGAGATATCCAAACCCTTGTACATCACAAAATAGGCATTTCATAATCTTGCGTTACGTTTACGTAATGCTTCCATATTACTTCTGAACTATTTCCTGCCCATTTTGCCGCTTGTGCGACGGGGATTCCTTCCTCTAGCCAGCGGCTTATTGCTGTGTGCCGCAGAGTAGGCACTGTTGTATCCTGAAGTAGCTGAACGCCATATACTACACCTTTTTTCTTTGGTCCGTCTGGTTTGCCGGCCGTGTGCCGGGGTTCGTAAGCCAGAAAATTGCTTTATACTTAGAGCACTGCAGTTGACTGCTGAACGTGTTTGTTTTAGACGGAAAACCTCTTGCCCTAGATGTTCCGTTTGAAGCGAACGGAACTCTTTATCCCGCTAACTGGCTTCGTTTAGCTACTCCAGACGAACGAGCTGCTATAGGGATTACAGAAGAACCTGATCCTCCTTATTATGATCAGCGTTTCTATTGGGGATATACCGCGAGCGGGACTTTAATTCCCAAAGATCATGGTGTTTTGGTGTCTGGCTGGGTTGATCAAACTCGTCAAACAGCTAATACTATTCTCTTCCCGACTGACTGGATGGTTGTTAGGGAAGTTGATAACGGCGTTCCGATGTCGAGCGGAGTTAAAGCTTGGCGTCAGGAAACGCGAGAAGCTTGCGAGGTAAAGGTCTACATAATCCGAGACACTGATACCACTGATGAATTAGCTAGCTACATAACCGGACCCCTTTACCCGGTGTGGCCGCCGCTAGACCCCCCTACTCCGGTCGATCCTTCTGGCGTTAGTCCGTCTGGTGTTACTCCCTCTGGAGTTGTGTGATCATGACGAATCGCGCCATTTTCAATCGGCAATACACCGATTACACCCCTGGCGGTCAACAAGTTTGGCTTGTCAACGGGGCTGGAGTTACAACCACTCCTGTAACTACACAAACTTACACAGCCGGAGAAACCTTAATTCAAGGTCAGGCTGTTTATGTAAGCGGAGCTTACGCCTTGTCCGCCGTGGCAAGCAGCGGGATTGATGCTACTCGATACAACCCCATTGGTATTACAGCCGCCGGAGCTGCTACGTCGGCTTCTGTCTCAGTGATTGTTGATGATGTTGCAGTTATTGGACCTGCCAATGTCACTGATGGTAGTCCCTTAATGCCGGGTCAGTATTATTACTTATCTAAGTACACAGGGCAGATTACTGCTTATTCCACTGTGTCCGGAACTGTGACTGCTTCAGGCGGATATGCCGCTCTTGTTTCAATGGGTCAAGCTCTTAGTCCGACTGAGCTCCAAATTGAAATTGAAGCCCCCGTTGTTCTTTACGACTGACGTATAATTACCTTATAGGTGTGATCCGATGGCAACTCGTAAACCTCTAGTTGTAATTAGCGGTCTCACTTCCGAGTTACCGCCTGGTGATCTAGTACCAGGTATTGATACTACTGCTCAAGCTTCGGGCAACGCAGCTTTAGTTGTCGCTTCGAATGCGTTAGCGAGCGGCAATTTAGGGATTTCAAATGCCGCGACTGCTCTCGCATCAGGCAATTCTGCTCTGATCGTCGGTGCGAATGCGCTGGCTTCCGGCAACTTAGCTTTAACTAACGCAGCAACTGCCCTATCTTCTGGTAATGCTGCTTTAGTTGTCGGCAGCACAGCTCTTGCATCCGGTAACGCTGCGTTAGTTAACTCAGCAACAGCTTTAGCTTCCGGAAACGCTGCTCTGAGTGTTGGAGCTACTGCACTTGCTTCTGGCAATGCAGCTCTAGGATCTTTAGCGAATAAATACGATAAAACCGGCGGTCCGATTAGCGGTCCTGTTGTTGTCCAATCTCAATCGATTGGATCTCCTACAACTATTCAGGCTTCTGGCGTCATTATTTTAAACTTCGGTGCCGGTAATAACTTTGAGGTCACGCTCACTAGCGGCACTCAAACGTTAGCTTCCCCCGCCAACGCCAGCGGCGGTCAAACAGGCACAATTATCGTTCGTCAAAACAATACCGGATCTCGCTTGCTGACTTATAGCGGCGCCTGGTCTTTCCAGAGTAATACTGCGCCTACGCTAACGACTACCGCAAGCGGCGTGGATCTACTTGCGTATTACGTTGTTAATCCAAACCGTATTAATACGGTAGCTACCTTAAACTACGGCTCTGGTACTGTCGCCTGAGGATAAAAAATGAGCGGTTTAGTCGGTAATCCCTTCCTGCTTGCATCTGCAGCCGGAGGTGCTACAGGATATCAGATTGAACGCTCATTGCGATTCAACAGTAGTGACAGTGCCTACTTGTCCCGCACCCCCGCATCAGCCGGCAACCGCAAGACGTGGACCTGGGCGGGGTGGGTGAAGCGTTGCAAGTTGGGGACGTACCAGACAATTATTTCCGCTGGCAACAGCTCTCCGTCTCAACGCGGTGGCATCAGATTTCCCACAGGAGACACCTTAGAAATCACTGAAGATTCTTCCGGCTACACCTTAGCTACTACTCAGGTGTTCCGCGACGTTTCTGCTTGGTATCATCTTGTTGTTGCATTTGATTCTACGCAAGCCACATCGTCAAATCGAATTAAGCTGTACGTCAACGGAACGCAGGTTTCTACGTTTTCAACTGCGACATACCCATCCCAAAACTTTGACTCGGTTTTCAGCACCACCGATCCACACCGCATAGGTGAGTTGTCCTATGCAGGCAATATTTATGAGCTTGATGCATATCTTGCCGATCTGCACTTCTGCGATGGCACCGCTTACGACGCATCGGCATTTGGGGAGTTCGATGCCAACGGTATCTGGCAACCTAAAAAGTTTGCTGGTGTCTACGGCTCGCAAGGCTGGAAACTCGACTTCAGCGATAACTCCGCCGCCACTGCCACCACGCTGGGTAAAGACAGCTCCGGTAACGGCAACAACTGGACGCCCAACAACCTATCCGTCACCGCTGGTGCAGGCAACGACAGCCTCGTAGACGTTCCCACCAACGGCAGCGAGGTTGATACGGGAAGTGGGGGGCAGGTGCGGGGGAATTACGCGACATTGAATCCACTGACTGCTGCATCGGGATTCACCATCAGCAATGGCAACCTTGAGATCAGCAGCACATCGACATCGGTTCCAGTTGTTCTCGGAAGCATTGCTGTCAACTCAGGCAAGTGGTACTGGGAAATAACGCTGGGCAGGGCTGACGCATACGCGGGCGCCGCTACTACAACATCAAGGTCTGCAGTTGCTTATCTCGGCGCGGTCTCCGGTCAGTTCATCTATAACACTGCAAGCCCTTCATCTTCATGGGTCAACGGTAACAGTTATAACTATTCAACGGCATCGACTTGCGTTGCGGGGGATGTCATTGGCGTCGCTCTCAACTTTGATGCCAACACAATCACGTTCTACAAGAACGGCGTTAGCCAGGGAACATTCAGTAGCAACGTGCTGGGCACTGACACTTGGGCTCCTGCGTTCAAATCAAACACTCAAGGAGCTTCGGAAACTTTCAACTTCGGCGCCCGCCCCTTCGCCTACACCGCCCCCAGCGGCTTCAAGGCGCTCTGCACGGCAAACCTACCCGCCCCAGTAGTCACGAAGCCTTCCACGGTGATGGACGTGAAGCTCTACACGGGTAATGGCAGTACTCAGACGATCTCAGGATTTGGGTTTAGCCCTGATTTCGTCTGGCTTAAAAACCGCAGTGCTGGTGACTATCACCGACTTAATGACATCATCCGTGGCGCTAATCGTCACCTGTTCAGCAATACAACAGATGCAGAGGTGGTCAACGATGCCAACGGGTATCTAAGTGCTTTCACTTCTGACGGTTTTTCGCTTACATCCGGAACGGGTGTTAATGCTTCAGGTAATTCCTACGTCGCCTGGTGCTGGGACGCCGGCAGCTCCACTGTCACGAACACACAAGGCTCCATCACTAGTCAGGTGAGGGCTAATGCCAGTGCTGGGTTCTCGATTGTTACATATACGGGGACAGGAGCAAATGCGACTGTCGGGCATGGGTTAGGCGTTGCCCCGAGCATGGTGATTGTCAAGCGCCGCAATACAACCGATAACTGGCAAGTTCGTCACACCTCTATTGCGGCTGCCAACAGCATTCAACTGAACCTTACAAATGCTGCAGCCTCTGCAACAACAGTTTGGAATAGTACGACACCTAGTTCCACTGTTTTTAGCGTTGGAACCGACGCTACAGTTAATGCAAGCGGTGGCACTTACGTTGCTTACTGCTTCGCCCCAGTAGCCGGTTACAGCGCGTTTGGCAGCTACACCGGCAATGGCAGCGCAGATGGGTCGTTTGTTTACACCGGGTTCAGGCCGAGGTGGGTGATGATTAAAGCTACAGGAGCGGTCTCTGGTGGTTGGGTAATATGGGATACGGCTCGATCAGTTTATAACACAACTTATAATTATCTTTTTGCACATAACGGTAATTCCGAAGGAACTGCAACATCTCTTAATATGGACATAGTGAGCAATGGTTTTAAACTAAGGGGCGTTGATTCATGGGATAATAGTAATGCTGAAACTTATATTTACGCCGCCTTTGCCGAATCACCCTTCCAATACGCCCGCGCCCGCTAGTAGTGAACAGTAAAATAATTGTTACTACTGCATCTTCTGCCTTGCCCGCAGCAACTGACCTGCCGTCTACTGAAGAGCTTCACGAGCTTTTTGAGTATCGGGACGGAGCCCTGTACTGGAAGACAACGAAAAGCGGAATGGCAAAAGCCGGGTCACAAGCCGGTTGTGTCAACGGGCGCGGCTACCTAGTCGTCGGGATCAATTTCAAAAAGTACCTAGTGCATCGCATCATCTGGGCTATGCACGGAAACGATCCGGCGGTGATGCTCGACCACATCAACGGTGACACGGCAGACAACCGTATAGAAAACCTTCGTGCAGCCACCTACGAATCGAATAACTGCAACGCTCGGCTGTCCAAGCGGAATACCTCCGGCTACAAGGGTGTTTCCTGGAACAGCACCGCTAAGAAGTGGTTTGGCACCGTCCAGTACCAGCACAAGATCTACAAAACTCCCGCTTTTGATTGCAAGCACAAGTGTGCAGAAGCGGTGAAAACGTTACGTTGTGAGTTACACGGGGACTTCACACGACATGCTTAATCAACTCGCCCCACAAGGGAACACGCCTAGGGCCCTTTTAATTTATTAAACAGATCTGTTGTTTGCTGCTGCCATATAAATTTCCAGTGTTTCCAGAATTTTTGACATAATTCCTGGGTTTCTGTGTACTTATCCGTTTGTTCAATTTGTTGCAGCGTTTCGACCGCAGCTTCCCACGTATCCTCACAGACGAACGGCAACGTGGGCTCACCCAGGAACACACCCTGCCAGTAAGACGGATGCAGATGCCAGTATCCGGTGTTTCTCACGCAGACTGGGACTGATCCCGCTTCAAGCGCTTCGTATAATCTAAATGAATCCATACTATCCTGTCCTGGAGGGCATAGAACATATTTAGAACTCTGCAGTAACTTTGTGTACTCTTTAGTTTGCAAACCGTCCACAGCTCCGAAACCGCTGCATGTGTGAACCTTATTAGGCGTTAAAACATCGAGTTTTTCTATTATATTTTTTCGTTCGCCGTGAAGGGTTCCTGCAAACGACCAGAGCAGATCCTTTGAAGGTTGATTTTGTAAGTTTTTAACTAAGCCTATTTTATAACCTAAGCCGAATACGTTAACTCGCGGATGACCTAGAAGCATCGGATTTATATAGTTACGCATCAGCCCCACGCATTGCGGGTCGTGGATCCATTCGCAAGAATCCCTTAAATTCTCGTCGCTAAGCAGCACAATCGCATATTTCTTTTGATTTGTTCTTAAACGATCTAAAACGCTACGATACGGAACTGCATGGTTACAAATTAACACCGTATTTTCATCTGTCTTTATTTGATCTGCTTCAAACTCAACTTCTATGTAATCCTGAACCTGACTAAATAGAAACCTAAGCCAGTCAACCTCCCACAATGAGCTGTCCTTAGTGAGCCATTGCACTCGGGGGCGGTTCATGACCTTTTGTGAGCAGGTAAGGACTGTAGCTGTTGTTTCGGGAAACCGCACTACAATTGAAACAGTTTGGGTGCGTTTGATGGGCAGCGGCAAGCATTGTGTTCTGGAGCTTTACCGCGCCTCTGCGCAAAAACTTAACGACGAAGCTTTCATTCGCGATGCTTTGGCTGAGGCCGCCCGCGTGTCTCACGCGACTTTAATTGATATCCGAACCCATCCGTTCACCCCTCAGGGTGTCACCGGTTTTGCTTTACTCGCCGAGTCTCATATTTCGATCCACACGTGGCCCGAGCACGGATACGCCGCCGTCGATGTGTTTACTTGCGGTGAGAGAACGGATCCTGAGCTGGCTTGCTTGTTTTTGGCTGAAACTTTTGAAGCAGCCTCTAAGCACATTCTCACTCTTGATCGATATTTGCCCGATTTAATTCAAGTTTGACGCTGTATCTCTAGCTAAACTTGTTTTGAGCCGCACTCACGTCTGTGAGCGAACGGGATCTTCTTTTTGATCTTTCTTGTCTGCAGAAACGATTTGCTAAAAAAAGATTCCGACAACAAATTTTTGAAGATTGGAGGTGTTGTGCCTACTGTTATAGAGAAAAGCCTACCACTTTAGATCATGTAATACCCAAAGCATTAGGAGGTTCTACGATAAGAAAAAATTTAGTAGCAGCCTGTGCGGACTGCAACCTTCAAAAGTCTAGTGAAAATTGGTGCGTTTGGTACAGATCACAAAACTTTTGGACTCAGGAAAGAGAGGATCGTATTCTCCATTGGGTTAACCAATCAGAGTCTGATCCTCTTTCTTTAGTCCCTATCTGCCGGAAAATTTTCCCCGCGACCGCTTAAGTAAGCAAGCATTCTTTGCAGTCACAGGAGATAGCGTCTAAATTGTTAAGAGGTTTGCCTATTTTATCTAATTAAAACTCCAGGATCTTGTCATTGTAGATGCGAGCAGCCTCAATTTTGCAAGTGTATAACCCGAGAGAGTAACGGCTGCCCCTATGTCTGACGGACACTCTCCATTTTTCAGCCTGTTTATGCCAATATACTCCTACTGCTCCGCTGACGTTGTCTGTACGTTTTCCTCTATTTTGCGCTTGAAGTAAGCTATCTCCTAGCCTTAGATTCCACCCATTGTTATTTAAAGGGTTCCTATCTTTGTGATCGACTAAAGCCTTTTTTGGATCAGTTTTGTAGATCATAAAATATATGATCCTCGAAACATAATACTGCGTTCCGTCGACGCGCACTCGCCAGTCAAGCCGATCTTTTTTAGTTGAATGGACGTATAACTTTCCAGCATCATCTCCTGTTGTTATCTTTACTTTTCCGTTAACTCGCCACAGAAGTCCAGACTTGATACCGTACTGAGACGGCTTAATCGGAACTACTTCTAATAGTTCATTTAACCGCTCAAGCGGCGGCAGTGGCTTAAACTTAGACATCGGCCTGGTGTCGCAGGTTGATCGGCCTCGGGAGCTGACACTCGCCGAGGCCAACCAATATAGCGGGCTTTCACCACTGCGGATGGTTATTTTTTAGCTAATTTGCTTATAAAACCAGCTAATATCTCAACAATTCTGTAGTACTTAGCTAGCGCTTCATCATCTTTGGGCGTGCTTGTCATATTCACAATCAACAGCGCCACCGCGTGGACCGCGATTAAAATCTCCACTAGATTTTTGGCATTTTCCAGAAGATTGTCCATGGTAAAAGAGTTTCTTTTTTTAGTGTACTCACTCTTTTAGATGAGTACTGCGGATACCCGTTTCGCCTCCTAATAACTGCTGGGCTTTAGAGCCGTCTGGAGGTAATTCGTAATATTCGCTCTTTGGTTTCTCCGCTCTTTCCCAGTCTTTGTGCAATTGCTCTATTTGTCTGTCGACATCCGCTAATGCCGATTCAATTCGCCACAGTACCCAATCGTGTTTGCAGTATATTAGTATTATTCGTACGATCTTATTATGCCTTAAACCTTTAAAACGTTCTGTTAATGCCTTAGTTATTTCGTAGCAAATTGCTAGCCAAAAGTTGTAGTTAGTTTTTTTCATTGATCCTGCTCAGTATTAACTGATCTAACTTATCGTTAATATGATTCAGACGATCTCGAATATCTAATAATCCTGCATTTAATTCGGATTTCATGGCATATATAGCCGGGATTTCTCCGACCTTATTTTCGACATCCTCTAGTCGTTTTTTTATCGAGTTGAAACGATCGTTAATGACACTCTGCCGTTGTTGGTGCGACCATGTAAAAAAACCAAGCACCGTTGCCGCAGCCGCGACTAAAGCTTCCGGACCCATCTACTTGGTTTAACTATTTAAATTTTAAAGGTCGGCACTCTCGTTACATGCTTAAATTTCTACTAAACTGTGTGTAAACGGCGGACAGATCGTGTCTCAGTTCACTAAGAACCTTGAGCTAAATACTGTAGTCAATAGCGGTCTGACCGACGCCTCGCGCCGTACAGGATCGACGCATTTCGATCAGCGCCGTATCCTCGACGCCAGCGGCGTGGTTGTCGTTGATTCTTCCAGCCGTACATACGCTGCTGATGGTTCTTACGGGATATCTGATTATTACCCTCTGACCGTAAACGCTACCGGTATTCTGCAGGTTGACATTCGAGATCAGAACAGCTGCGGTGATGTCATTATTTTGGATTCGAGCGGGGAAGAAGTGATGACTGCTTCTCCCTCCAAGTTCAGCAGCCGGAACAGTACTGTTACACAGCAGCGAATTGCCAGCAGCGGTTCTTATTACGCTTATATTCAGTTGAAAGGCCGTTCCGGTTCTGAGTATCGGATCGGCATTGATGTTCAGGTCCAGTGAACGTTTCCGCCAAAGGTCTTGATTTAATCAAGCGTTTTGAGGGTTGTGAGCTAACTTCTTATCAAGATATTGGCGGCGTCTGGACAATTGGCTGGGGTACGACTGGTCCTCACGTCGGCCCTAAACTAATAATCACTCAAGCCCAAGCCGACACGTGGCTTCAGGAGAGTGTCAACAAGTTTGCTGACGGCGTCCATAACCTTCTTAGGGTTTCGGTCAATCAAAATCAATTTGATGCTCTGGTCAGCTTTTCGTACAACGTAGGTATAGGAGCTTTCAAAGGGTCTACCCTTTTACGTTTACTGAATGACGGTGCTGAGGCATCTGTTGTCGCATCTAAGTTTCTCCGTTGGACGAAAGTCGACGGAAAGATTATCGAAGGCTTAAAAAATCGCCGAGAAGCTGAGCGCGAGCTATTTTTAACCAAGGTTTTGCATCCGCTCTTGTCTGCTTCTATTCTTGCCCAGCGGGACACCTGGCTAAAGCGGGAGCCCAAGCAAGCCTCTGACCTGGCGGCCGAACAAAAGCTTTTCGTCCCTAAGGGCTCAGCACACCGCTGGCAGGCCATCACGATGGTTCCCGGCGAGAAGCACTACAAGCTGACTCTGGAGGCGCAGCCTGACCGCTCGTGGTGGATGTGGCCCAATGATTTCAAGATCATTAATGACCCCGCTCCAGTCGAAGACGAGACGGTAACTCACCCTCAGCCCTTAGTTCTTTCGGTTCCCTATTACAGCCAGCGAGATAACCAAACAGATCCCATGCGCACTTGCTTTTCCAGCAGTTGCGCCATGCTTTTAAAATTCCTCAAACCCAACAGTATCTCCGGAGACGATCAGTACATTAAAACTGTATATAAGTATGGAGATACAACGTCTGCTGCCGCTCAGCTTTCTGCGCTCTCTTCTTACGGGTTAAAAGCTGAGTTTTGTCAGGACTTCGGTTGGAGTGATATCGACTCCCAGTTGGTGCGCGGTATCCCTGTTCCTATTGGTATTCTTCATCACGGACCTGTCAGCGCTCCTACAGGCGGTGGTCACTGGATCGTGATTGTCGGTCGCAACGAGGACAATACAAGGTACGTTGTGAACGATCCCTTCGGCGAGTTAGACCTTGTTAACGGCGGTTACGTTTCCACCAACGGCAAAGGGCTGCTTTACTCTAAGAAGAACCTAGGCCCCCGCTTCCTCGTGGAAGGCCCTGGGAGCGGCTGGGCTATTCGAGCTTTCAAATGAATTCACTTGATTGGGATAACATCGCACGTTGCGCAGATCTGCGTGCTTCTGCCAAAACCTTTAGCTGGGATGAAGAAGAGTCTCCCCTCGGAGATTTGATAACCAGAGAAATGGCTCGAATGTTAAGCTACAGAGCCGCCCTTATCGCCAACATGTTGGAGTGTTGGTTTCAGCCGCTATGACTTTCGAGGGATTCGATTGGCAAGGAGTTTTAGATAATTGGGACGTTAAAGCTGAGCAGCGTAAAGCTGACTTTATGGAGTTTTTATACGATATGTATGAGCCTGAGAACGGTTTGTACACAGGTTTATGGCAGCGGTTTAAAGACGATATTGCTTGCGGTATGCGCGACAAATTCTTTGAGGACAAGTTAACGATAGAAACTTCGGACTCCTGAGCCTCTTATAATTTAGATGTGCTGAGGTTGGTATGTCCCGCGATTACGACAGGGAGTATGACACCTACCACGCGACCGAAGCGCAAAAAAAACGTCGTGCGGCTCGTAATAAAGCTCGCCGGATGATGGAGAAAAACGGCCGTGTCTCAAAAGGAGACGGCAAAGAAGTTGACCATAAGAACAAAAACCCGTTAGATAATTCACCTGATAATCTTAGAATTAGGAGTAAGACTGCGAATCGGCGAGATCAGTAATGGCGATTGTTCCAGGAACCGGCACAGGTAAGCAGCCCGAGGCTATGCCTCAGATGCAGTTTCCCCCTGGCTTGCTTGGTTACAATCGAGAACCTGATTTAAGCCTCCGCCGCGTTACGACGCTGGATGTTCCGACCCGCGTGGCAGCTCAGCTTGAGCACGATCGAGGTGTTTACATTAGACCCCCCGTGCAGGCTGTTGAGTATTCGCCCGGTAATATCAAAACCAGCCACTACCCAACTGGTGCAGCTGGGTACAACCCGCGTGCCATCGCTGCTCCTGATAGTGCTGACGATATGAGCCAGGCACAGTACATGATGTCTCTGGCTCAGAATAAACCCGAGGAGAGGCTACGCATGCAGCAAGAGCTCCTGCTTTTAGCCAAGCAAAACTTCCTTAACACTCGGGCTGTGCCTACTGATTACGCTTTAAATACACACAACACGGTTAACAATTTGATGTCTTTAGCTAAGGTTAAAAAGCAAGGTAACGTCTGATGTATCACTCAAACGATTTTCCGATTAGGATGGCCGGGCAGCGCCTGAACCTCGATGCGGTGCGCTTAGCGGGCACGACGCCCTCTGAGATCACTCGCCGTCTTCGGTATCAGGAAGCTTTCCCTAAATCCTGATCTTTCCGCGTGGATCCTAAATTCAGGGTGGATGTGCTGAATCAAACAGTGCATCCGCAAACTCTCGTTTGGTTTGCCCTTCATCAAGATTATTCAGAGACTTACGTTTTTATCGAGGATCCTCCGAACGAGTCTAGAGCTGGCGAAGTCATCACAAAGCGGTTGCTCGCAGGTGAACGCGGGCATTACGGTCCGCTAGAGCATCCATCCATCACATTCAGCTGCGGGTTTTTTCCTCACTCCGTGATGCAGCAGGCGCGCACGCACCGCGTGGCCGTGTCGTTTGATGTTCAGTCCATGCGCTATACGGGCAATCGTATCTGCCAGGCTGCGGATGGTTTGGTTGATCTGGAAGACGTTTTTTATTTGCGCCCTGTAGGTACTTATTCCGACCGCCAAGGAAAAAAATATACCTACACCGAGGAGCACCGCAGCGAAGATCTAGTTATCTGTAAAGCCGCTGCTCAGCGTTATTGCCATATGGTTCGCTATCTGGGGCACGCGGAAGAGCACGCGCGAGGCATTCTGCCCTTTGATTTCCGGCAGCACTTTGTCGTTACGTTCAGCATGCGCTCCTTCCTTCACTTCATGGATCTGCGCAGCAAGCTCGATGCTCAGGAAGAGATTCGCAATCTATGCGATCTGATGTGGCCGCACTTCACCGCGTGGGCACCTGAAATCGCAGCCTGGTACGAAAAGTCTCGCTTGCATAAAGCGCGGTTAGCTCCTTAAAGCGAAAGCCGGGGTTTATGGCCCCAGCTTCTTCGCCTTCGCGCGTTCTTTAACTATAGCAGTTTTGTCCAGGGATCTACGGATTCTTGGGCATTTTCTTTTTTGGGAACCATCGGCGCTTGCGGCTTAGGCATTGCGGGCATCTGCATGAGGATGCTCTGCATTGTCGCCACCTGTTGCTTGAGAGTCGTGTTTTCGGCGACTAGAGCTTCGGCTTGGTTGCGTGCCCACGCTGTGGCGTTAGCTGTGAGTTGATCTAGGACGTTCTCCGGGTGCGGAAACTTGTAAAACGTACCCGCCTCTGTCGAGACCTTTTGTCCCCCTTGGTTTTCGGCCAGGGATTCCAGAAAGGTTTCGATCCGCTCTAGGTCTACGCCTGTTTCGAAAGCAAGCTCTTGGGGAACCAGCATCCCCATGTTCTTTGTGTAGAGAGCTGTAAATTTCTGAGCGACTCTTAAGCTTTCCGCTCGATCTTCTTTTTGTTTCCTTGTTAACTCGCTTGCTGATGCGGCTCCGGCCAGCAACCCACCCGCAGCGGCAATCGCCGTGGACAGGTGGGCAGGCTGAACGAGAGCAACGGTGAAGGTCAGCACACCGCCGAACAGCAAGGTTGCGCCGTTAAGCAGACTCGACGGGGATTTGATCATGAGCTTCGAAGGCCGGTTTCCAGAGAGCACTGTCAGGGTTAGAAGCCCACTCGACCGGAGACGGTAAGCGGTTTGAACCGGCCGCCGCTCGATCGGTCGAGGGGTCGTACGGCTTCAATCGTAGTCCGGTGAATACGGCTTTGCCATTCACAAACTTAGGCCCAACACCCTCGACCTTGAGCACGTTCCTAATGGTTTCTTTCAATCGGTCAACGAAGCGAGGTTTTGCTGAGTGCTTGTATCCGTTTGATTTGCAGAAATTGACGTAGCTCGCATACAATTCTGTGTATGCGTTTTTAACGAACATACCCTTCTCAGCCTCGTCCGTGTTGGGTCTGAAAGCACCAGCTCCGATCAACCCGTGGCTATTAGGTGCGTACATCGTGCACTCCGCTAGCCAAGCCACATACGGATTGTTGAAGATCAGCGCTTCGAGGTTGGTCGCGTTGAGCGAAGGAACGTGCTTAACGGGGTTAGCCAGCACGTCGCGCATTTCATCGAAGGGCATATCGAGAGCCCAGGAGACCACACCGCTCAGCTCGGGGACAAGGTCGCCCTCCAATCGATCTGCGTATACGTTCAGAAGGTCGCGCCGCTGGGACGCCGGTACGACCTTGTCCATAATGATCGTTAGGCGGCGACGCTCTAGACCGCTGCTGATGTCCGAGGAGCTGATATGCTCGTTAGATGCGATACAGACCAGTACTTCTGGCTTGAAGTTAATTACTTCTTTACCATATTTACGCTCAGCTCTCAGCGTATCTGATGCGGACGTAATCTTTTTTAGAACATCTAAGCGTTTGTTAAAGTTAGCCTCGTCTGTAAGTAGCAGAAGTTTCTTGCCAATTAGGTTGTAGCATTCAAACTTATTTGTTTCGATCGTTTCCAGGTTACTGGTGTGAGTACCGGAGAACCCAGCTAGTGCAATCAACAGCTGCTGCATTGTTGATTTACCTGTTCCACCAGGACCGACGAGGTGGAGGAAACGCTCCCCCGTGGTGTACCCCGTCAGAAGCGCACGGCAAAACGCCCGAATGATGATCTTCTTGTCCCGCCCGATGCACGAGTCCAACCACGCGTGGAAGTTTGGACACTGAGCGGCTTTGTCGTACGGAAACGCGAGCTTGCTGCGTAGATAGAGCTCTTTCTGGCTGCCCTCCTGGAACCCCATCGAGTTCCCGTCTAGGACACCGTTTTTGAAGGGGATCTGCCCTTTGCTGCTGCTCCAGATGGACACCCGTCCACCGTTCACAGATTTAAGCAGTTTGCCTTTGAGGATCTGGAAAACCGAGCTAACGGTCGATGCGCTGTAGCGAGGCATCACACCCGCAGCTACAAATGTATCTAGTGTTTTTATAATCCTTCGTTTGATGTGCTGTTCGTCTTGTACGTACCAGATACCTTCGTCTACGTCGTATGTGAAGAACTCATCCAAAGAGGAGTCAAACAGAAATTCATTACCGTAATTATTGACGATGATATCTGCGACATCGTTCTCAGAAAATTGACGGTTTCCCTGCTGCAGCTGGACCAGCTGAGCCGGAGTCGACGGCGTGGAGGCCATGGGATCGGGGGGTGTAGATGTTGATGTTGGTGTTGCTGCCGGTTTCGTATCCATCTCTCGAACTAAATCGTCGAAAGTGAGTACGGAGTTGGCTGGCTTTGGTTTTTTCGACGCGATTTCTGTACGTACATTGTCCGTACACTTTGCTTCGAAAATTTCTCTGTGAGTGCTCTTAAGTCTCTTCCAGGCAGCTAAAGACCCATCGTCTGACGCCATGACCACAGCGGGCTGCAGCGTTTCAGGATCTGTGATGCTGTTCAGGATCCGGTTGAATTTGCCATCCAGCACAGGGTCGTATTCGTAGACATTCTCGAACACCCGGTGTGCGGTTGTCAAGGGCTGTTCGCGTGTCGCAATGCCTTGAGCGTTCAGCCAGTTGCTCCAGCCGATGATTTCCTTGAGGGCAATCGCCAGCGCAAAGGAGCGGTCTTCAACTTCTTCGCCATCCAGCATTGACCGGACTGTGCTGCTGACCAGGCGTTCGAGGTCAACCCCCTCCGGCGATTGCTGCGTGTTTAAGTGCTGCTCCGCATCCCGTACCGCCTCTTCCGGAGGAGGCAGCGTGGCATATACAGCGTATGCCTCATCAATCTTAGATGCCGGTATGAATTTATCTGTGACTACCAGTAAGCTAGAAGTTCCTTTTCCGCCGTAAAATAAATTGACGGCTTGGGTAGCACGCCTGTCCGATCCTGGTATTTGTTGCGCAATGTGCCTGGTAAACCATTGGTAGAACCCGGCGTCGATGATTGGTTTCTCTAAACCGAACACCAAACGAAACCTAGGCCAAGTCTCTGTGTGAGACGGAGACAGGTAGGCGAGACTCAGATATTTATTACAGATGTTTAATTCTAGTGCCTGAGCTACGTCCAGTTCTTGCTTTTGTATCTTGTTGCCGTCTTTATCTTTTCCATCTGCTTGGTTGTCGATGTCAATGATGATTAAACCGGCTTTGATTGCACCGGTATTGCCCTCGCGTCTTCGCCCATCGACGAGGTGCCAGGCACATAAGCCAGCTTGCTGCGTGGTGACAGCATCAGCTAGTGCCGCGATGTCCTTTTCTTGAGGAAGCCAGTTGTTGTTGAAAGCGGCGAAGTTGCCCCCCGCCGCGATCTTGCCCGTCGCAGGGTTGACGTACTCAGAGACTGCGTAGTTGATTGAGAAGAAAAAGTCCATGGTCTCCTGACGTCAGGTCATTCTGCCACGAAACCCCTTGCGGCGCAGTGGAAGGCGCCCTTAAGAAGGTGTTTCACTTATTGGCAGATTCATAAAATTGCCGCAAAACCTGCAGCCATTGTTCAACGTGTTTTTCGACTTGTGCTCTACTAAAAGTGAAAACTTGAACGGGGTACTCTGGCAGTGGAGTCGATACGATTATCTGGGTCTTGTCTATTTTTATGTCTAGACAAGTTTCCGCTGCCAGTGTGTAAGCAGCCAATTGTAGCTGCGTTTTCTTTAATTTAAAGACTCCGCTTATTAAGGATTTTTTGACGTTATCTGGAAGGTTATCTTTTGCTTTTGGGAAGTTAGCCGAGTAGGGACCTACTGAAGTTTTGAAGTCGCCGAGAATAATTTCTCCATTTACATCTCTGTAAATGATGTCACAGCAACCGGCATATCCGTGACCTGTATTTTCGTCGTAGTAATGTATCCTGCCGATACCGTCTTCTCCGACATACCGAGACCACTGAGGTTGGTTGTACGGCTTTTCACTCCATAAAACGGTTCCTTCGTCCAGAAGTTCATCTAATTTTTCCGGCATACCTTTCCAGTATGCGAGAACATCATCCGCAGGGTGTACAGCTAGCCCTCTGATGTAGTTCTCTACAGCGTTGTGGATGAAGGAACCTCGCGCAGCAGCGTTTTCTAGCGCACCAGGATTCATCAGATTCCAGTGCGCTAGTTTTTTACGCGTTTCCTCCGTCTGCGTGGCCGATAGGACACTTGTAACGGATGGGAGAGGTTTGGGTACTCCTGCGCAGTTGTAGTGCCTCAGGCCGTTTAGCGTAACTCTGGTTTGGGACACATTTTTGTGTCGATTAACCTTTAGTTTACTATTTGATTTTAGAACGACATCTGAAACGGTCGAGAGTCTGTATCTTCGTCATCGTCATCGTCTTCATTCTGGTCCTGCTCAGTGCTTTCGTCTTCATCGGAATCCAAAAAGAATTCAGATTTTTGGTAATTAAAATCCCTGTTATGGCTGCTCAGCTCTTCGGCGAGGCAAAGACCTGCGCAATAAGAGTCGGTAATAATCTCCGCGCACTCGGAGGCAGATCTAGCGGTTCCCTCAGGTGAGACGCACTCCTGGAGGAGTTGTTCTGATACCAATAGGGCTGTAATTTTTTCGAGAAGTGTATTTGTTTTTGTGAGTTGATCCAGAACATCTCGTTGAAATTTGTCGAACTTTTGGCGGCGAGTCATTGTCATGTTAAAGAGGGCAGAGGGTCGACACGGTCCCAGTCCAGACCAAAGGTTATCTGAGTTCCGTCGTGCCACTGCTCAGGGCGTTGGAAGACAAACCAGCAGCTGGTGACGGAATCCCGCGTGGAACCGATGGCTCGGAATTTAGGACGTGGATTGAGAACAATCATATTGCTGATCTTGTTTGCTAACAGAAAGCTTTTACGTTTGGCTACTGGTTCTATGAACGACAGCCTGTCTAGAACGGCTATACCTTGTGTTGCAATCTGAATACCGTATTCAAGTATATACTCTGTGTAGTCTCCTAAACCTGTTGTTGCTGCTATGACCCAATCAAACTTTTTTTCTTTCTGGCCGACCCACCAGACAGGATCCATTAGGTTTGTTTCGTCCTTGTTCTCGACGACGTTAAAGTTGTGACGTCTGAGCTGGTCGCTCAATATCGACAGCGGATCGAATGGGACTAGAACTGAGCCTGTGATGAAACTGTGCTTTATCAACGCGTGGGTGACGCCGTTTGGGAGCTGATAGAAGGAGTCTGCCATTGGTCTGGGTTTCGAGCTGTCAGAGTTTAACCAAAATTTCCGGTCTATCCGGTAAATGCTGCCTATTATGACGTCAGTGCATTCTGTAGATTATGTTAAATCTGGAATGGCTTAATACAGAGCAGGAGTTTTTACACAAACGAGTTTGCGAAGATTTCGCCAAGCTTGATCGAGAGCAAATGAAAGTGGTTTTTGAATCTGTGCATAAACAGTATTTAGTTAGGAACAGTTTATTCTCTCGTCTAGTTTCTTGGTGCGCAAGGAATGGGGTTATTCTTCCTGCTTTTGATGAGTTGCTCTCTCCAAAAGAGGTTGCGCACCCGACCCTCTTAGAAGAATAAAAAAAAGCGGCCGTTAGACCGCTCTTTACCTTGGCTCAGATAACTCTAGCTTAAAAATCGATCCCCAGAGCTTTGGCTTGCTCTGCGGTTAGCTCGATTGGTTTTTTTGCTTTGGCGCTAGGCGGCTCATTTTCGACTTTTTCTTCTGCTTCCGCAGATTTCAAAGCCTTCGCTGGCGCCGCGCTAGCGAATGAGCGCTCTGGAGGGGTTCCTCTCTCAGCGGCGAATCGAGCTTTGATCTCGGTGTGATCCGCCCCCAGGGGTAGTTCCACTAAATCGGAGCCAGGGATATGGGACTTCAATGCGGATGCGCATAGATTCCCTCCCTTATCGACAAGCCAGCTGTTGATATCCTCAATCAACTTTGTTTCTTCATCATTTGATGGCGGTCGATCCGAGAATTCGAGAGCGTTGAAGTTGATTTTCGCGCCGTCAGCACCGGTCATGGGATCGCGCTCATTGAAGCTGCGAGTCACGAATTTCGTCGTGGTAATGACTGATGCGCAGTTAATTCGATTGTTGTAGAGAGTTTGGAAATAACTAATGAAGTTCTTTTGCGAAGATTTACCCGAAATCATTGAGGTCGTGACGCAACGGGGCGGAAGCAACCTGTGATTTGGGCTCACTCCGATGTATGCGATGCGCAAGAATTCTTCTTGATTGCGCATACCGAGGTTGCCAAAGTACGGAGTGAATCCGACTAAAACAAACTCGATTGGAATACCGTTGTCGTTTCGATCGACAATGGCAGAATCCGGGTCGACGTCGGACTTCCAGCGTCGGGCTTGGAGATCAATACGAAGTGTGTGCGGCGGTACGTT